GTGATGATATTACCGCCACTCAGAATATTCAATATGAAATTATTGACCCAGAAATTAAAACAGTAGAACTAGCTGGTACTGAAATAGAGGTTAATCTCAGAACAGTATCTGGAAGAAGTGTTGGTGGTAATCAAGAATCCTTTATCGATCAAGGATTTGAAACAATTTCTACAGAAGAAGAAACATATCTATCTTCACCTAGACTAATTTGCTCTAAGGTTAATGAAGATGAACTTCTTGATGAAGATGATGGAATTGAAGGAAATAAGTCTCTTAATTTATCGGTTAACTTATCTACAACAACTAGAACATTATCACCAATGATCGATCTGGATCGCTGTTCTGTTGTTCTAATCGGTAATAGAATGAATAAACCTATTACCGATTATGCTAATGATGAGCGGACCGCAGATCTTGAAAACGATCCACATGCATTTGTATATGCAACTAGACCAATTAGTCTAGAAAATCCAGCAACTTCAATTGATGTTTATGTTACTGCTTATGTAAATAAAAAGAGTGATCTAAGAGCTTTCTATGCAATATCAGACGACAATAAAGAGAAAATGATTTATTATCCTTTCCCAGGTTTTAGTAATTTAGATGAAAGGGGAGAGGTTGAAGATATATCAAAGAGTGATGGACAACCAGATACAAAATTAGCAAAAACTGATAGTGTTGGATTTAAATCCGATGAATTGGAGTTCCAAGAACTCAAATTTAGTATCAATAAATTACCCTCTTTCAGAACATTCGGTATAAAATTATGTGCATCCTCTGAGGACAGCACTTATCCTGTTAGACTAAAAGATCTGAGAGTAATCGCACTTGCATAATTATGAGTGAAGAATTTGATGACTACATTATACATGCTGATGATGAAGAGGAAGAAAGAGGTCTTGCTCTGGTAAAAGATTATGAAAATTTATTGAAAGATGAAGATACTGGAGCTGTAATTAACACAGACGAAGGTGAATATGAAGCATATTTAAAAATGCGTGAAATAAAGTTAGCAGAACAAAAAGAAAAATCTGCTATCAAGCATGAACTTGATTTTCTTAAAACAGCAGTGCTAGAATTACAACAAAAAGTAAGGGAGTTACAGAATGGATCCTAATGAAATCAAACTCGAAAAACTATCTAAAAATTTTGAATATGAAAAACTTTCTAGGGATATAGATAGTATAGATGATATTAAAGTTCTCCGAGATGTAACAAAAAGTTATATCAAGTTGTACTTAAAACAGCAAGAAACCCTTAAAATAATCTAATGGCTCAACCATCATCCAGACAAACACTAATAGATTACTGTAAGAGACAACTAGGTGCTCCTGTATTGGAAATTAACGTTGCAGATGAGCAAATAGATGATCTCCTGGATGATGCACTTCAATTTTTCCAAGAGCGTCATTTTGATGGAGTAGAAAAAACTTACTTGAAGTATAAACTCACTCAAACTGATATTGATAGAGGAAAAGGAACAGCAGGAATAACTACCACCACGGTAAGTGATGGTGGTATTGATTATGATTATGAAGAAGATTCCAGATACTTACCTCTCCCCGATGGAGTAATCGGTGTGGAGAGGATTCTTCATTTTAATGGTTCTAATAACATCTCTAGTGGGATGTTTAATTTTAAATATCAACTATTCTTGAATGATATTCATTATCTGGGATCGACTGAGTTATTGACGTATCAGATGACTCAAACATTTTTATCAGATATCGACCATCTACTTACTACTCAGAAGAAGATTAGATTTAATCAGAGAAAAGGTAGATTGTATATTGATATGGATTGGAATGAGGCAGTTGCTGGAGAATACCTAGTTCTAGACAGCTATGCAATTGCAGATCCATCGTCATATACGAAAGTATATAATGATTCATTCTTGAAGAGATATCTAACATCCCTCATAAAGAGACAATGGGGAATGAACCTCATAAAGTTCCAAGGAGTAAAACTTCCTGGCGGCATAGAATTAAATGGTAGACAATTATATGATGATGCTCAGAAAGAGATTGATACTATCATGGAACAAATGCCTACTTATTATGAGATGCCTCCTCTAGATATGATAGGATGATAAGATATGCTCAATCCATTTTTTCAGCAAGGATCAAAATCGGAACAAAATCTTGTTCAAGATTTAATTAACGAACAACTAAGAATGTATGGGGTGGATGTTTATTACATCCCAAGACTTTATGTAAATGAAAAGACTATTATACGAGAGGTAGTTGATTCTGAATTTAGAGATGCATATCCTATTGAAGCTTATGTAGACACTAGTGAAGGATATGAAGGATCTGGTGAGATAATGAGTAAGTTTGGTATTGAATCTCAAGATGATCTAACTCTTACTATATCAAGAGAAAGATATGAAGAGTATATTAAACCACTAATAGAAAACAAGAGTAATATAAAACTATCAAAGAGACCCAAAGAAGGTGATCTAATATTCTTCCCTCTTGGTAATCGACTATTTGAAATTAAGTTCGTAGAACATGAACAACCTTTCTACCAACTAAAGAAGAACTATGTGTATCAACTAAGATGCGAACTCTTCAGGTACAATGATGAAGTTATTGATACTGATGTAGATGCAATAGATAATGCTCTGCTTGGAGCAACTTCATCTTCAGTAGCCTCCCTTGGTATTGGCGCAGAATTAGCAGGTACAAGATCTTACACAATGATTGGTGTTGGAGCAACAGCATATGCTACAACAACCGTATTTAATGGTGGTGTAAGATTTGTATCTATTACAAATAGAGGAACGGGATATACATCAACACCTAATATTGTATTTTCACAATCTCCAGAAGTAACTGCTGTTGGTATCGCAACAATGATTGCTGGACTTGTTGATTTTTGTGAACCAAATTATGATAAATCTAGAGTTCAGGGTGTTAGATTAACAAACACTGGGTATGGATATACTTCAGAACCTTTAGTAAGAGCAACTGGTGGAGGTGGTAAAAATTTTGTTGGAACTGCAACAACTGCTCATGGTGTAGTTGGAATTATAACTGTGACTGATGGAGGAAGTGGATATGCAGGACTCCCCACAATTACTTTTAGTGCCCCTGTTGGATCTGGTGCAACTGCTATAGCAGAAGCTGTAGTAAGCACTGCGGGAACTATCACAGCAATTCACATACTCGACGCTGGTACTGGATATGAAACATCTAACCCACCAACAATAACAATTGAAGATCCATACCTAGATGGATCTGGTGATTACGTTGTTGGAGAAACAATTGTTGGATCTAGTAGTTCTGTTACCGCTACTGTTAGATATTGGAATTCAACTACTAGACAATTAAATCTTGCACAACTTACGGGTGATTTTAATATCTATGATGAATTTGTTGGTGAAGAATCTGGAGCGAGACATAAAGCACTTCCTTCATCTATTATAGACAAATATAACATCCCAGATCCTTTTGTAGATAATAGCGATTTCCAGATACAAGCAGATGATATACTAGATTTCAGCGAAACAAACCCATTTGGTCGTCCATAAGGGTTACTTTTGTTAAATAGTATATAATTATCATTTAATCTAATGTTTGAGTATTTCTATCACGAAATTCTAAGGAAGACAGTAATATCATTCGGAACTCTTTTTAATGACATTAACATTAAAAAAACAGATTCCGCTGATAATGTTACTTCCGTGACGAAGGTGCCTCTTGCATATGGACCTATGCAAAAGTTTCTTGCTAGGCTTGAGCAATCTCCAGATCTAAACAAATCAACTCAAATTACATTACCTAGAATGTCTTTTGAGATGACTGGTATTTCTTATGACTCGTCAAGAAAAGTAACAACAACTCAAACATTTTTAGCAGGAACAAAAGAAGACGGTTCAGACATTAGAAAAAACTACATGCCTGTACCATACAATATTGATTTTGAGTTAAGCATCTATACAAAAATAAACGATGAGATGCTTCAAATTGTGGAACAAATTCTTCCATACTTTCAACCACATTATACAATGACCGTTAATCTCTTGGACACTATTGGTGAAAAAAGAGATGTTCCGATTATTTTAAATTCTATAGGAATGGATGATCAATATGAGGGAAATTTTGAAACAAGAAGATCTCTAGTTTATACTTTAAGATTTACTGCAAAGACATATATCTTTGGACCAATTTCTACAGGAGCTGCTACAGACATCATCAAAAAATCTGTTATTGGATTTGGTGCTGGTGGTGCCTCTAGTAGACAGATTGATGTTAGATATACTGCCGAAGCAGTTGCTACAAAGAGTTATTCAGAAACAAGTACAACTGCACTACTCAAAGACTTCCTCAAGACAGAAACAGTTATGGAAGTTATTTCTTCCTCTGGAATTGTCGCAGGAGACAAAGTATCAATTGGAGAAGAAACAGTTTATGTCTCTGATGTAACGGGTAATAAACTCCGAGTAACAAGAGGATATTACTCAACATCTGTTGTTGATCATGTTAGTGGTACGGGCGTTAATTTAATCACCGAGGCAGACAACGCCAAGATTGAAGCTGGTGATGACTTTGGATTTAGTAGTGATTGGTCATGAGTAAAAATTTTGATGAATTAGACGAGACTTTTAACGTGGAAGCAGACATAGTTGAAACTCCAGAGAAAAAACTGGAGAAGATAAAATCAACTGCTGACGATATCAAAAAAGATTATGATTATACAAGAGGTAATCTGTACTCCATTATTGAAAAAGGTCAAGAAGCACTCAATGGTGCTCTTGAATTAGCACAAGAAACAGAGTCTCCAAGAGCATATGAAGTGACGGGTCAGTTGATCAAAAGTATTTCTGATGCAACAGATAAGTTATTAGATCTTCAGAAAAAATTAAAAGAAGTTGAAGAAGATAAATCTAAAGGACCAACAAATGTTACCAATGCTTTGTTTGTTGGGTCTACAGCAGACCTAGCAAAACTTTTAAAACAGCAACAGGGTAATAAATAATCCTATAACCAAACAGAAATCCAATGAGTGTTCCTGCAGTAACATCAATAGTAATATACAAAGGAACTGACTTTGAAGAAAAAGTTTCTATTGCTCTCACAACCCTAGCTGGTACAGAAACTGTAACGGCAAAAGTTAGAAAGCATGAAACTGCTAGTACCTCATATAGTTTTGATACTCATATAGATACAACTAATAATGCAGTTGTTATATCAATGGGTAACAGTGTTACTGATAATCTCACGGAAGGTAGAAACTACTTTGATATTATTTCTCAGAATGCATCTACTAATAAAATTATGAAACTGGTTGAAGGTTCAATAATAGTAAATCCAACAGTATCCTCATGAATTTTTTATCTCAATTTATGATGATGTCTTCCGCAATCATAATGGCATCACCAACTGATGATGAAGCTGTATTTACAACTCCTGGAACTTATTCTTGGACTGCTCCACCAAAAGTGAGAAGCGTGAGTGTTGTTTGTATTGGTGGTGGAGCTAGTCCTCTCGTAACCTCTTCAAGTTTTCCTGGTGGAGGTGGAGGTGGATTAGTGTATGCTAATGAAATGGCAGTAACCCCTGGTCAATCTTATACTGTGGTAGTTGGATCTGGAGGTGCTTCTTCAGGAACTTCGGTCAGTCCAATAACAGGAGAAGATGGTGGTCTCTCTAGTTTTTCTGCTGGAGGAGTTACCATAACGGCAAACGGTGGACAGAAAGATGGAACTGGTGGAACATACTCTGGAGGAAGTGGTGGTGCTAACGGCGGATCCACAGATTCTAGTGGTGCAGGTGGCGGTGGCGCTGCTGGATATACTGGAAATGGTGGTGCAGGAGGAGTAGGTGGATCTTCTTCAGTTGGAGGTGCAGGTGGAGATGGATCTGGTGGTGGATCTGGTGGTGGAGGTGGTTCATTTGCTCAAACTTATGCCATAACTCAACCAGGTAGAGCATCTTCTGGTGGAGGAACAGGAATATTTGGACAAGGTTCAAATGGAACTGGAGGTTCTGGAGCAACATCTGCTTCTGGTTTAGGAAATGCAACATCTGCTGAAGGTGGAAGCAATGGTACTGATGGTGATTTAAATGGTGGATTATATGGTGGTGGAGGAAGATCGGGTTTTCTTAAAACTGATCCATCCGATTTATATCTTGCAGGAGGATCGGGTGGAGGTGGAGCAGTGAGAATTATATGGCCAGGAAACGTCAGGCAGTTTCCATCAATAAATACTCAAGAGATCTAGTATAGTTTAATGTTAATAAAAATAGAAAACGGAGTTCCAGTTGGTGAACCACCAATTGATGAACGAAACTTCAGACAATTACATTCTAATACTTCTTTTCCAAGGATACTCACTCCCGAAGATGTAGAGTCTTTTGGTTATGGACTATTTCAACAAACTAGTCAACCAGAACCAGCTAAGTTTATGAAATGTGTTGAAGACACACCAGTGAAAAATGAATCTGGATTTTATATTCAGACATGGAAAAGAACTGCAATGAGTTCTGAGGAGATAGAGAACGCTACCAAATTAAGAGCAAAAGAAGTCAAAGATATCAGAAATAATAAATTAAAAGATAGTGATTGGGTAATGCTAGCCTCTTCTTCTGGTGAAATAGACTTTGATATAAAAGTGTTGAGATCTTGGAAAACTTACAGAAGACGCCTCAGAGATATTGCTGATCAACCAGGGTTTCCTTGGAATATATCTTGGCCTGAACAACCTAAATAAAAACATACTAAAAAGAGACGAGAATGTCCCAGCTATTTGTTGATACTAT